TCACTTATGTCTTGATTATATTCAATATTGAACGAAAATGTCAATCTCATTCTGTCACTATTACTTGGATCCACGGAATGTGGCATCCACGGTTGAAATAATACCACATCACCATCTTCAACATCTATTTCTTCTGTCCCACTATAAAATTTTTCTAAGATACTATCATCTACACCATCAAATTTACATGTATTATGATATCTGTCTATACGATGAAATACTGTAGGGGATGCATTTTTATTATAGTAAATACCAGATAAAATTGGACTCCCTAAACCCAAATGATCATGAATCTCTTGATTTTGATCTTCATGATATATATTGTACCATAAAGATTCTAGTGCAAAATGATTAGTATCAATATCTACCATACTAATCATCACATTCTTAATATCATTTATCAAATCTTCAATCAGATCATTCCTAGTTTCCACAGAAATAAACTCATCATTATCCATAATCATTGGAAACGATGAGTTTAAACAGCATTGCCATCCTGGTGGAGTATTATCAATTCTACTTATTTCTTCAAAATTATATTTTTCATGCTGCGAAAATCTAAATTTTATTAGGGGAGCAGCAAATAATGAGTGCAATTCAATTTTCATAAACAATCAAGATAATAAGTTAATAATAGTCTCTAAACGTTTTTCTAAAGAATCAACTCTGTCATGTAAGGAACTACTTTTTCTTGGTGGTGCAGAAGGAACTTTAATTTCTACTTTAGTTTTACCACCACTACATTTTTCATGAGATAGATCTTCTACTTTTTTCAATCTATCATCTATGGACTGAATTTTTGAAAGCTTTTCCTCAATACTAGAAAGTCTCTTCTCAACTTCTTGATCATATTGAGACATGTATGCCCCACTTTCAGAAGTTACTGCTCTTTTACGTGTTGCCATTTTTTTTAATTTTAATTGAACATCATATAATATTTAGAATAAAAAAGAGGGAAACAAGTTTCCCTCTAGGTACTACAGGCTCGCCACCAATTCTTTTTTCTGGAAATTGGAAACCAGACGGGAGTTAACTCCATCCGCACCACCAATCCTTGAGAGAGATTGGAAACTCATAAAGGGGTCAATATTGACTCCACCAGTACTGTTATAGTCCATCCGTGACTTCAATTACATCTGACAACATCTTTTACATAAGAAGGGATACCGTCAGGATCTAACCATTTTGCATACTCAATATCTTCAATAGCAAGAAGCATTTGATCGCCATTATCAAACAAATAAGTATCAAAGTATTTTTTAGTATACTCATTTGCTTTTTGCATACGGAAATCTGGATTTCCATTCAATTCAATATAACCTTTTTGAACGAACCGATATGGAAATCGTTCATGAATAATAGTAGTTTTAGTTGAAACAACAGACTTGAGATCTAAGTTATTCATTGCGTAACTTCAACAACCTCAAGATCAGAATAAAGACAATCCATCAACATTTCATAATCATCAAGAGGATCTCCAGAGAATACTACTCCCACAGATTCATAATATCGACGAACTTTTTTATAAAGTTTTGGATTTTTTACATCCAAGAAAAAATCACCGTTAGATGCAGCACGAAGAATGCTGATATCTTTGTTTTTGAATTTTTCAGTCAGTGCCATTGATAGATTTGATTTGCTTAGAAATTATAGAGGAAAAGAAGTTGTTTGTCAACTCCGATGCTCCTTGTGAGGAGCAATGCAGGTCAAGAGAATCGAACTCTTTTTAGGCGCTTTATGAGAACGCTGCATTTACCAAATTGCTAGACCTGCTAGTCAATGAGATCAGATTGCCTGATCATGATTATGATACCACTTATAATACTCTTTGTCAAGTGAAACTTTAATATTTTTTTTATTCTCTTTATTCTCTTTATTCTTCTTTTTTAGTTTTTTACCCTTTTTCATATTAAAAAAATAATTTACATATATTTAATCGTCCTGCAATTCTTCATCTTCATACAATTGACAGGGTTCTTGGAAGAGTTCTAAAACTTTTAATTCCAAAACTCTTTGTGCCAACTCTCTAAAATCGTCATCAGTTAGAGTATTCATTTAAAATATCTAATAAAGTATTCAATGCTTCATGATACCCATCGTGCCAGTCACCATTTTTATCTTTTCTTTGTCCATCATATAGAGAATTTTTAAGTTTATAAATTCTTGATAGAATATCATTTTTTGACATTTTTCCTCTCGGCATTATTCTCCCTCTTGCTCTCGTAAATCTTCTAACATTTTCTTTCTAGCATCCATAGCACCTTCCATATATCCAAGTCTACTTGCCCAAGTATCTCCTATATTAGATCCTTTCTTTGGATTTATACATGCATCATCTCCTAATTTATTGCATACCAGACCTGCAAGATCATCTTCATTACCTTTATTTCCTGTTGCCCAATAATGTTGTCCATTTATCCAAGTTGCTCCACATTTTGAGCAAGTCTTAGTACTTTCCATTGGAATCTCTCCAGTCTTTTGATGGTAGATTTAACTCTTTTTCTAATTTTCTTTTTAAGAATCTCATTTTAATTTTAATGATTTCAAATCTTATTATCAAATCAACATAACTAATTAATCGTAAAGTTGACTCATATCCACCAATTATAATTAGAGTAAGAAAAATAAAAATAATAAAGTAAGAACTATAAATCACTATTTAACCTCAAAGTCAAGTTTACGAACCTTACGTTTTCTACGGTTCTCTTGATATTGTAAGTCAGTTTTTGATAATTTACTGCTATTCTTTATACCAATTTCATTTTTTGTTATTAAAACTTTACTTAGGTCCAAGGCTGAAACCTTGTTCCCCTCCAATACCATTTGATTTGGACATCCGCAACATTGTGTTTTGCTCGTATTGGTCAATTCGATGTTGCAAATTTTGCATCTGACAGATAACATAATTTAATTTCTCCTTAATTTCATGCAATTCTTCATGAATATCTTGATGATGAAACCGAAGTGGTTTTTGAATCAACTTTTTCAATTTCTTATTTTTCATTATTGTCTATTTATTAGATACAACTATAAAACAATTATTAAGAAGCGGGTGACGGGAATCGAACCCGTGACACCTGCTTGGAAGGCAGGAGTTTTACCTCTAAACTACACCCGCATAACATTACACTTATCCGAATGCTTGCTATGGGGCACTCAACCCAACATTCTGACAGTTTGTAATGGAGTAAGACAGGGGTCCTCCCTGAATATCCAAAGGGGGCTGATTCCAAACTTGCAGGACAGTGATGGTCCTGTTGCTGAATGGCACCTCTGGTTGGAACGTCTCAAGTTCCTTACTCCCCTTCCTGGGATCGAACCAGGGACCGAACGATTAACAGTCGTTTGCTCTACCGCTGAGCTAAAGAGGATTAGGCAGGTCCACCAGGAATCGAACCTGGGACAACCGCTTAGAAGGCGGTGGTTATATCCGCTTAACTATGGACCCAATAAAAGAATTATAGACTGTTTAGTCTAGTTTGTCAAGGGTTAGAATTTCAAGATTTTCATAAGATTTTACTGTAATCTATTCTTTAAATTCTTCAGCAATACAGATTGCATGATCTAGAGGAACTTCATAACTATATATTTTTTCATTAACCCATTCAATATTCCTTTTAATTGAATTTTGAAGTTCTGTCATGTTTTTTTCTTTATTGCCTTTATACTATAACATAGAATGTCATAAAATAGAATCTTCAATATTAATATTACAAGTAATTCTAAAAAGAATTCTAGGATTCTCTCTAGAATAAGTTTCTTCTATAATTGGTTGATGATACATATCTGCATAATATATAATTCCTTCATTATATGAATATTCAACATCAAACTTTTTGTCAAGAACTCCATTGTTTGTATATTCATCAATATTTTCATATGTTATTTTAGTCGTATAATCAAAATAATCATTTTGATTTTCTAAGTAGTCATTATCATAATTTAAGAATTTCCAAAATCCAGTTTTAATCTTTTTTTTATTTAAATTTACAATCATAATAATTGCTCTTCTTATACTATCAGGTTCAATCCAGTCATCAGTATGAGGTAAAAGACAATTATTACTAGCTAAATTATTTAAATTTTGTTCATCAATACAAGCATTATCTTTATAAAAATATATAAACTCAGTTTCACTTTCTTTTCGATATTCATACAAATCCACTTTCAAAATTTCTTTAAAAATATGATTTGCAGTCCAATAAGGAAATCCAATTCCCATTATTCCTGGCTTTGAACTTCCACTAGACTCCCATTTGTTTATATACTTTTGAAATTTTAATACAAGATCTGGATTATCAAAGACATTAGATATCTTTATAACTGGTGCATGTTTTCTATTATCAATAATTGTTTTTATATGTTTTTTATTTACAGAAAAACATTTTTTATATAAAGTATCAAGAGTATTCATATTATTTCACTCTCATCATATCTTACTTTAGTCTAAGTATTTATTTACATCCAATAAATATTTTAATAATTCATTTATTTTAATGACCTGGAAGTATAATGATGCTGATTTTTTAGATCCACCTAAGAAGATGGAAGGTTTTGTATATATTATAACAAATTTAACAAATAATAAAAAATATATCGGAAAAAAATCTTTCTGGACAAGAAGAAAAGATCCAAAAACTGGTAGAAGAAAAACTAAAGAAAGTGATTGGAAAAAATATTTTGGTTCTTGCGATGAGTTAAATGAAGATGTAAAACTTTTAGGGGAAGATAAATTTTTAAGAGAAATACTTTACCTATGCACTCATAAAAAATCTATGTCTTATTATGAAACTATGGAACAATTTAAAAGAGATGTTTTAATGACTGATGATTACTATAATACTAACATCGAAGGAAAATTTTTTGTAAGTGAAAAAGTAAGAATTTATGATTCCGTTATAAAAAATAATAAACTGTAAAATAAAAAAAATTTTAATTTTTATTATGAATTGATTCTAATATCGTTTTCGAATTACTATGACTTAATGGTAATTCCACAATCAAAATCCCAGTTGCACATAGTAAGAATACAATCAAAACCGGCGACCATATACTCTCAAGAGTATCAGAAAATTTCTTCCACATATTCATATTAAAAACTGGATTTATTTATTCATCCCATGGATCTGGAATCTCAACTTTAAAACTTGTAGTTTCCACACTTGTGCTAGACTCTTCGGCCCTTTCCTCAATAATATTATTTCTGAGGATGAGAGTGGGAAGGTGTGGCACTTCAGAAGGTCTAACCTCCACTGTGGTATTTCGTGTAATGGAGTGCTCATTATCCCATAATTCATGCAAATCTTCTATTTGACTGTCAACATTAGACATAGTTTGTTTTAATTTACCTTCCCAATACCATAATTCTACATAAGAAAATAAGTACATAAGAATAGTATTAAGAGGTGGTTTTCTTTTGGATATCCACCTCTTAATTTTTTGTAAAGTAGTTTCCTTATTTTTATCGAAAACTATCTCAAACTTATAACTGAAATCCGGAGAATGTATCTTTTTTGACATCTTGTTTGATACCACCAACTACATAACTTTCAACCTCAGTTTCTTGTGGTGCAACCTGCAATCCCTTAGAGGAAATCCAGTGCTCGGTCCAAGGCAAGGGATTTGCCTTAGCAGAAATATCATAAACTGGTTTAAGACCAATAGACTTCATGCGACGATTAGCAATCCACTCAACATAATTCTTGAGTAGCTTGTCATTGAGACCAATCATAGAACCATCTTTGAACAGATACTCCGCCCATCTCTTTTCTTCATTGACAGCATTATCAAATAAAGCATAAGTCCATTCTTCTTCTTCCTTAGCAATTTGCTTCATTTCTAGATCATCACCAGATTTCCACTTGTTAATAATATTCTGAGTGATTGCTAGATGTTGGTTTTCGTCTCTTGCAATAAGAGAGATGATTTTTGCACTGCCTTCCATGAGTTTGAGTTCACCAAAGGCGAAAGAACAAGCAAAACTAACGTAGAACCTAATACCCTCAAGAACGTTAACGTTTGCAACTGCTCTATAGAGTTTTCGTTTGACATCTTTAATTTCCCATTTGGATGAAGGTGAATCTCTAAAGTCCTCTTGCCACATATTACCATTGCCCCAAGTTTGAGCACTATTGATAAAGTCATCATAAGCACCTGTGACACTCGCAGCACGTTCTAGAATGCGTTTATCAGTGATAATCTTATCAAATACCTCGGAAGGATCAGAATAGACATTCTTAATAATATAAGTATAGGAACGACTATGAATCATCTCCATAAATCCCCATACTTCCATACATGCCTCTAACTCGGGTAAACTGCAATAAGGTATAAAAGCCATCCCAGGACCACGCCCTTGTATGGAGTCAAGCATAATCTGATACTTGAGGTTAGAGGTATAAATATGCTTTTGTTCTGGACGAAGTGTTTGATAATCTCCACGGTCTTTCTGTAATGAAACTTCTTCTGGTCTCCAAAAGTATCCAAGTTGTTGCGTTGTTAGCTTATCAAAGATTGGATACTTATATGAGTCATATCTCTGGACTCCCAAAGGTTTACCAAAAAACATTGGTTGCTTTTTAGTATTAACTTGTTCTGTATTGAAGACAGTCATTCCTTCAACTTTATTTGTAGTCCCTTCTGTGGACGAAATTTTAAACTGCACAGGATTCACACTCTCCCTCCTCGGCTTGACTTAATTCTGCTACTAGTGCATCTAATTGTGATTGTTTATCATCTAGAACCTCATCGGTCTTGTTATCATAAGTGTTCTGATAATATGAGGTTTTCCACCCGTACTTATATGTAGTTAATAGATCATTTGCCATGACCGAAACTGGCACTTCATTATTGGGATAATTCTCTGGATTGTAACTCCAATTACCAGATATGGCTTGATCAAAGAACTTTTGCATCACAGACACTACATTTATATAACCTTTATTGTCAGGCATTTCCCACAATAGTGTATAGTTATTCTTCAGAGAATTGTACTGAGGAACAATCTGCTTAAGAGGTCCTTTCTTAGATTTTTTAACAGACAAGAAATCACGAGGTGGTTCAATTCCATTTGTTGCATTTGACACAACAGAACTACTTTCTGAAGGCATCTGTGCAGATAATGTTGAATGTCTAAGTCCATGCTTCAAGATAGATTCTCTAAGACTCTGCCAATCATGTTGCAAATTCTGAGAGGTAATTTCATCTACATCTTTCTTATAAGTATCAATTGGAAGAATACCTTCAGAATACTTGGTACGATCAAAATATTTACATGGCCCTTTCTCACTTGCAAGTTGATTAGATACCTTCAAAAGATAATATTGAAAGGATTCGGCAAGTCCATGAACTGCATCCCATGCCTCTTGATCACCATAATTGAAACCAAGTTTAGCAAGATAGTGTGCTAAACCAATAAAACCAATTCCAAGAGACCTACGTGCCTTTGTAGCAACCTCTGCGGCAATGATAGGATACTTCTGGTAGTCAATGAGTTCTTCAAGACCACGGACGGAAAGATCACAAAGATTTTCTAATTCAGAATCAGATTTAACTTTACCTACATTAATTGCAGAAAGAATACATAAAGCAATTTCACCTTCACCATCAATATGTTGAAGTGGTTTTGTTGGTAGAGTAATTTCTTGACAGAGATTAGACATCT